CATAGGCTTGAGCACTGCAACACTTTCTGACGTGACCTTATCGGACGGAGTTTATTCTTTTTTACGTGATGGGACTATCAATCTAAGATCAGAAAACTTTTCAGACGGGCGTGTATTTTTAATAACTATGAATATAACAAGTGCAAGTGATGGTACTTTAGTTCGTATTCTGTGCGTAGGAAGAAATAATTTAGGAATTACTATTGAATCTTCTGCAGTTGTTGGGTTATTTAAAATGATGGTTTTTTTTCCTGAATTTGGAAGAAATTTCCGAAGATTTTCTTCTTCTTTGTCACAATCACAATCAATATCAATACGATCCTTTTCAGGAACTTTTGAGGCTTCTGATTTAACCATAACGCAAACAAATTCGGCGGCCTATTACAAATCCTTTTTACCTGATGTAATAACAATACCAGAAGACTTTTCTACCTACTGGGAACCCTCAAGATTCAATAGGTGATGTATGTCTGCAAATACCGGCGTAGGTTTACCGTCTGCAATGTCACTGCAAGCAAACCTGAGTGATACAGATGTTCCCGTGTTTCGTGCGGCTTCTAACTCTTTGGAGCCATCAGGGTTCAACATTAACGCTATAACCCGCGCTCTGCAGGGCGGAGCCGACATAGAAACTACGGAATCTGTAGAGGCTGGCGTAGCTACTTTCCGGCTTGCACAGGCTCACCAAATAACCTCTGCAGCGGAAAACGTCACCTTCAGGAACACGGTCACAAACACCACATTTCACCCCACATGGCAGACCACAGAACAGGAAGGGAGTTGGGCCAGCGTACAAAGAACACCAACAGGCGATCTTGTGGAAAATGCCGATTTTCAGGCCGACGGCACGGAAGAAGTTACAAACCCAGTTGTAATGATCACCAGCATTGAGAACAATCACAGGCTGTACGAGGTGACTGTATTCCCTAAAAACACAGTGACAAATGTCAGGGCAACATTACTGCAGAACAACGGAACAGAATTTGTTGATTACTGGAGAAGCCGACCTATAGACGTAACTGCCGATACTCCTATAAACGTGGCCATAAACCCGTTTATAGACTTGTTCGGAAATACCGAATACCAGCTTACCTTTCTTTCTCCTGACGGTGATGTTGTTGTAGAGGGTGATTCTATGGGGAATCCCCGTATGCAGATCACATACAGGGAATGGCGGGACGATGAATTAGCCACGCAGCGATATGTAGGCGATTTCCGTATTGACGGGCTAGTGACCATTACCGCAAATACAACAATAACAGCCGACAATGTAGACACCTATCAAAACAAAATATGGATTATACAGGGCGGCCAAAACCCCACTGTTACCGTTAATGATGACGTGGCACTGACCTACTTTGGTTTTTACGCCAACCACAACAGGGGGCGTTTTACAATCCAAAGGGCTGCAGACGGAACCACTACGTTTAATAGACAGCAAAGAGAACGATTCCTGAGGGGGCGCGGTTCTTTCTTTGTACGTATAGCCGCTAACACGTTTGTAGAGCTGGAAGACACCCCCCTCACAGGAAATTTCTTAGAACTAGATGACACACCATCAAGCTTTGGCGATGCGGGCACAGTGCCAACAGTGAACGCAGCAGAAAACGCCATGGTTTTTGAGCATCCGAACCACTGGACACACAAAACCCTGACAGCGGGACAAATGGACGCTGAAAACCGTGCTTGGTACACCTACACAGAAACGGACAACATAACCGTTCAACTTCCCGTAGAATCCGGCATTTCCGAAGGCTGGCACACGTTTATCGGAAATGATTCTGTAACAGCCATAATTACCGTAGAGGGAAATTTCAGGGGCGACGTTGAAGAGATAACAATACGATCTCAGCACGGTTGCATTATTGGCTATAACGGAACGATTTACCTTGAAGGCGTAGGCCGGACACAAATTAGCGTGAGCAATCTTCCAGGTTGGCCAGACAACCCCCTGATTCGTTCAGGTTCTTACACCACAGACGGCGGAGCAAATTGGAACAGCGGAAGTTCTGGTTTAAATATTAACAATGCTGACCCACAAACCGACATGCTAAACAGGCTTGTCACCGTTCAGGTCAACGATATTGTTTATCTCGTAGACATGCCCGGCCTTACAACAGCAAACAGAACGACAATACCCGTAGGGAGTTCCTATGGTTTTCTCAATCAAGGAACCATGGGCGTTTTAATACGGCCACGGGGAACACAAACCATTATTCTCGGTTCTACTACGTTTTCATTTTCTAACGGTCTTACGCTGGCCACAGGCGCGTTAGCCATAATTACCCGCACAAACGATACAACCTGGACGGTTTCCTTTCACTCTGGAACTTTGACCGGAGGCACCACAAGCTAATGGCAATTGTTCAACTCCCTGTAAGTAAGGGTTTGGTCACAGACAGAGCCGAGGCGGATTGGTTGGATAGCTTGCCAGTCAATATGGTAGCCGTTCCTAAACCTGTTCTGGACGCTGCAGGGTATATGCGCAGTTGGCCTGGGTTAAGTTTTGAAATGGCTAGTTCAGGAACAGCCAGGGGCGCAGTTTTTAATGTTGTTGATGATGAGGTTTACCGGGTTACAGGGACAAAACTTATTAACTCAGAGGGAACAGAGTTGGCGGACGTTGCCGGAGACGGATTCGCCCCCATGCCCTTTAGCCGCAACACACAAGCCATCGTAAGTGATGGAAAACTGCAGTTCTGGGACAGTGACAAAGAAGAGCTTTCCGAATTGGAAAATTGGGCATCAGGAGAAAAACGGTCTGGTTCCACGGCAACAACTTTTGATATTTCCAACATTACCGACGCAGTAAGGAACCGTTCCCGTTATGCCTGGATAAGCAGAGACTCTGGTTTATTTGGCGTGACCGATCTGGAGAACGAGCAAAGGCCGGATTTTGTGGCTCCGTTTTACTCTGCAGAGTCAGAGCCTGACAGAAACATTGCCATAGATGCCTGGAAAGGGTATCTGGTTATATTTGGCCGGTTTACGGTCGAATACTTTGGTTTGACCGGATCATCCGAAAACATATATAGCCCTGTGCAATCTTTGACGGTCAGGGCTGGCATTATTGGCCGGGGCTGCAAATGCCAGTATCTTGATTCCTTCGCCATTCTGGGCGGCCCCCAGTTCGAACCCCCGTCCGTTTATATCATTGCTAATGGATCATATAGGGAAATAGCCAACAGGCGCGTTCAGAAAATTCTAAGGAATTATTCTTTTTCCGAGATAGAACAGGCTGCTTACATGGAGCCGGTAAAATTTGATGGCCATGAGTTCCTGATGATCCATTTGCCGGATGATGTTCTGATTTACGACCATGCCGCAGGTCAGGGGCAGATTCTCCCCTGGTCAGTGCTGAAAAGCGATATAGACGGAAGCAGACCCTACAGGGGCATTTACCACATAAACAGCGGCAATGCCTGGACGGTGGGCGACAAGCGCGACCCGATTATTTCAGAACTGAATTTTTCCGATGCCAGGCACCATGGCGAGGAAGTCGAATACGTTTTAGAGACACCCATGTTTCAGGTCAGGAATAAGCGTGTGTTTGATCTGGAGCTGGACAACATACCAGGGCGAACCCACGCAGAGCACCGGCTGGCGTTTTCCGTAACTTACGACGGCATTACCTTTGGGCAAGAGCACTGGATTCACTTTGATGAGGCTCTGAATTACACAGAGCGCGTTCTGGCGCGGCGAATAGGTTATGTCCGAAATAACATAGGCTTTCGCTTACGGTGGATTACAGATAACCCTAGTGTTGTTTCATCGTGCCGAATAAGGGTTGAATAATGGCTACAGCAGGACAAACCCCGAGAATTAACCAGACCAGAGGAGCGGGTATACCCCGATCTATTCTGCAGGAACAGGGATGGCCCGAGGCTCTGATAGAAGACTATGACCGCATTTCACAGAGCGATTTTTTCCCCCTGTGCGGAACAGCAATCCCTAACGAAAATTTCACGTCTAACCGGTCACAGGTTTATTTCCGAATAGACGGCAATACCCGCCAATTTTGGTTTAACCCAGTCGTAGGAGTGAATACAGGATGGGTTCAAATCGTTTAACACTGGCAGAGAGACGGGAAAGGCGGGACAAGATTAGCCGATTCGAGGATGCCATAAAACAACAACCGCAGGTAGAAGATCAAACCGTTTTAAAACATTTTTTTCTCGATGGTCTTTACATGAGACAAATCACCATACCGGCTGGCGTCATGCTTACCGGAAAAATACACCGGCACCACACCACTAATTTCATAACACGGGGAAAGGTGGCGATATATAGCGAGTTTGACGAGCAGGTGATTACAGCCCCCCACGTATACATTAGCGAGCCTGGAACCAAAAAAGCCTGCTTAACATTGGAGCAAACAACAATCATTAACGGGCACATGACCCACGAAACCGATTTAGAAAAATTAGAACTACTTTTCACCATGGACGATTACCCGCAATTAGAGGGTTAAATTATGTCATGGTGGGTTGCAGGGGCGACCGTAGTTACAACGGTTGGTAGTTCTATTGCTTCCAGTAATGCCGCAGGAAAAGCCGCAGACGCACAAACAGAGGCTTCCCTTGAACAAATAGCCCTGCAGAGAGAACAACGAGACAGGCAAATAGAACTGCTAGAACCCTTCCGGCAACTCGGCGTAGAAACCGGGTTGGAAGGAATCACCCGACTTTCTACGGAAGCGGGCCAGCAGGAGTTTTTAGAGGATTACTACGAAACCCAGCAATTTGAAGCACAGGCCGAACAGATCAGGCGGCAGCAACTGGCACAGGCAGAAGCGGCAGGCGGGCTGGGCGCGACAGTGACACAGAACCAGCTGGCCCAAATCGCCCCTCAATTAGGATTACAGGCACTCCAGCAACAACAACAACAGTACGGGCAATTAGTAAACCTTGGCCTGTCGGCGGCAGGGGCTCAGGCAGGATTCCAAGGGCAGGCAGCGCAGGGCTCTTATCAGGCATTGCAGAACATAGGCACGGCACAAGCACAGGCAGCTACAGCAGGCTTCCAGGGAGCGGCACAGGGCGTAGGAACAGGTATTCAGATTGGCCAGCTTTTAAAGGCGGGCTTTGCCTAAGTGGTGAAAACATGGCTCAAATCGGTATCCCCCTTATAAACCAGCCTAATCAGGCTGGCGAAGATCAAAGAATGGATGAGTTTTTTCGCTATGGGCTGTCTGGGATAGACCACACCAACCCTGCACACGTTCAGGCCATGTTTGAACGATTCCCCAATTTGGCGGAAAGAGGCAAGAAACACGGCCAGTTTCGAAACGACAAAGAAAAAGAGATTGTCAGGAAATCAGCCAAGAGGATGCTGGACGCAGCCGAAAACGGAAGCCAGCACGACCTAATGAAAGAAATAGACAACAACGCCATTGTTATTCAGGCTACAGGCGATCCCGGAATTACCCCAGACGTTTTAAAGGTGGTAGCTTATGAAAACCCCAGCTTGTTTAAAGACATGATGAGAGGAGCATACAGAGCCGCAGGGGGCGACGATGACAAGGCATGATTTAGAAAGCTTTTTCCCAGATCACCCGCAAGCGGTCGATTTGCTGATGGATGTCTGGGACGTGATGCAAGCCTGGGACGATGCTTACGACGGCGACCCGGCAGACCACCACGACGGATACACAAAAGCCCTTGTAAAACTTCCCGAAAATCCCGTCTATAACACGTGTTGCGTTTCGTTCCTGATTGCACAGTGCTATTACGATTGGATAACAGCAAACGAACTGGAAGACATACCCGAAAGCCTGAACAAAGCCTACATGTTAAGGGCGGGCTATTTCCGCATAATTATCAGCCTTGTTCACCTTCTGAGAGGTTCAAAGATTGCAGCCAGGGAAGCTTCTGTAATCTGGCGAATGTACACGGAAGATTTTAACGAGTACCGGAAGGAGATAGAAGACCATGCCCGGATCAGGTTCCAGCAAAGCAGCCAGGGAGCAAAAGAAGGTAGCTCACGCACAGACAGAGCTGGCAAGGGAGACGGAACAGAAACAGCGTGAACTACTCGATCCCTTTATGCAGGCAGGCTTACAGTACGGTCTTCCCGGCCTGACAGAATTGTCTACCCCAGAGGGACAGGAACAGTTTTACAAAGACTATTACCAATCTCCCCAGTTCAGGGCACAGGCTGACGCAGCACGAAACCAGCAGCTTGCGGCAGCAGAAGCAACCGGCGGCGTTATGGATACATCCACGGCTAACCAGCTGGCCAGAATATCACCCACGCTGGGCCTTCAGGCTCTGGAAAGCCAGCGGAACATTTACGGGCAACTGACCAACATTGGCCAAGCAGGGGCAGGTGGTCAGGCAAGCTACATAGGACAAGGCACAGCCGCACAAACCGCAACCCTCGAAAACCTTGGCCGCATCAGAGCCGCGCAAGCCGTCGCACCTTACCAGACAGCCGTTGGAGCTGTAGGAACCGGCCTGCAGGCTTATGAAACCTACAAGAGTTTTTAACCATGGCTAACGCATACGATTACAGCCTGGACTTTACCCCCATTCAGATGGGCTTGCAGGCACTTCAGCAGGGAAACATAAGGCGGCAGCAGCAGGAAAGGGAAGATGCACGTTTCAAGGTTCTGCAGCAGCAGCAGGAAAGGGAACAAGCCATTTTTGAAAGAGACGAACAGTTCAGGGGGTTTTTAGGCTCCGAGGGATACAGCCCAGAGGAGGCGCAAAAACTTTACCCAGACAAGCTAGAGGAAATACAGGCTCACGAGAACTATAGAACCACACTCAGGGAACAAGGCGGACAGAGGAAGTCACAGGAATTTTACAATGCCGTTCAAGAGGCAAAGCGAACAGGCGACAGAACCCGCGTTGATGAATACCTGGAGCAAGAACGCGGTCTGATAGACGCCACAGGCGATCCGACTTTAAACGTGGATGCTATCCGGCAAATGGATTTGGATACGCTGGAAGATATGGCCGTCACCACTTACCGGCAGGCGGGCGGCGATGTTCAGAGGCTGACGGGAGTCAAAAGGCTAGATCCTTACCAGCAGGCACAAATAGATATAAAAAAAGCAGAAGCCGAAGAGAGAAAACTTGACCGGCAACTGACCAGAGAAACAAACCAGTTAAGGCGCGAACAGATACAGCAGGATCTGGAAACAGCCAGAAAGGTTAAGGAACAAAAGCAGATTGCAACCTATAACCAGGCTGTTGACGAAATCGACACCATACAAAGTTCTATAGATACCGTTGACAGGGTTTTATTCCATCCTGGAAGGGAATCCGCAACAGGTTTTACTGGGGTTTTTCCAACAATTCCCGGCGGAGAAGCGGCGGGATTTGAGGCACAGCTAGAAACTTTGCAAAGCCAATCATTTTTAACGGCTGTTCAGCAGCTTAAAGGGCTTGGCGCTCTTTCTGAAAAAGAGGGTGACAAGCTGCAGGCTTCCGTGGGAGCCCTCAGCCTTACCATGCCGGAGAGTGAATTTACCAGCGAACTAAAAAGAATACGCAGCACATTAACAAAGGCCATGACAAAAGCCCGGCAAAGAATGCCGGAAGAGCCAGAGGCATTGGCCAGAAGACGGCAGGAAGAAACCCCACCAACACAGCCACCAACACAGCCACAAATACCCGCACAGCCCCAGCCAGTTACACCGGCAGGAACGACACGGGGAGCACTGCAAAGACAACAGAGGCAACAAGCTGAGTCCGGTTACGCTAGTTTGTGGGGAGGTTAAACGATGACTATTCCTTGGAAAGAAGTAGAGCAAAAGCCGGAATTTCAGGCGCTTCCACAAGAACAAAAAATGGCCGCACAACAACAATACTTTAATGAGGTCGTTGCACCGCAGGCAGGAGCAGAGGCAGAAGCCGCAAGGATTCAGTTTTTTACTCAATACAATTACGCGGCCCCTAAAGAAAAAACTTTCATTGAGTCTATAAGGGAAAGCATAAGCGGCGACGAACGCACAACAGAAGAGCTTGAAGGTTTACCCCTTATCGGCGATTCCCCGGAAATGAATGAGCTTTTCAGCGGTGGAGCCTGGAAAGCGGGTATCGGTCTTCTTTTGACCGGAGACGCAGAGGAACAAAAAAAGATTGTTGAACAGAGTTTTCCTGATGCCACATTCAGACAGGATGCCAAGGGAAATTACATAGTAGGTTTACCCTCTGGTGATTTTGCTTTGCAAAAGCCAGGTATTACAGCTCCAGACATGGCGAGATTCATTACCCAGACAGGTTTATTTACTCCAGCCGGAAGGGTAGCCGCAGGCGCTACAGGAGCGGCCAGAGTGGGGCAGATTGCAGCCCAGACCGGTACAACATCGGCAGCCATTGAAGCAGGGCAGGCAGCTTTAGGGGGCGATTTTGATATAGAAAACGTATTGATTGATACGGTAGCGGCTGGGGCTATTGAAGCTGTACCGGCCATTTTAAGAGCAAACAAAGAAAGGGCAGGGAGACAGGCACAGCAACTTACCAAGGAAGCACAGGAAGCAGAAGCCGCCAGAGTTGCACAACGTCTTTCCCCAGAAGCCCAGCAAGCCAGACAGCAAGAACTTATTACCGGCATAGCGGAAGAAGCCAGAGCAGCCAGACCACAATTGAAGGAACTTCCTTCCGATGTTGCTGCAGATCCAGAAATATTAGAAGCAGCAGAAAGGCTGGGAGTAAGAGAGGATCTTTTACCCTCGCAGGTTGCCCGCAATCCCCAGTATATAGAAATTGAGCAAGGACTAGCGTCTATACCCGGTTCAAAGCTGTCTGCTCAAATGAAAGAAACATCTTTAAAGGTTGCACAAAAAGCAGATGATTTAATTACAGAGTTCGGTGGTACAACAGACAAGGCTGGACTATCTGACCGGATAAAAGATACGGTAATGGCTTCTATTGATGACCTCGACAAACAAGCCGAGGAAGCTTATTCACTGATACGCCAGCAAGTGCCAGCCACAAGCCCGGTTGATATGACCAACGTCAGGCAGGCCATGGAAGAGACAGCAAACCAGCTTGGAGGCGCTGAAAACCTCGATCCTTTGGAAAAGAAACTGTTACAGCTTGCAGGAGAACCAAGAAACTATGCACTAATTGACAGGGAAAGGAAGAAAATAGGGCAGGCTCTTAGAAAGGCTACTGGCCCTTATAAAAACGAAGAATCAGGAACTTTAAAGCGCCTTTATGGAATGATGACAGATGCACAGGAGCAAGCCGCAGAACAGCTGGGAGTGGGCGACTTGTGGAGTCATGCGAAAAGCCTTGTTAAGCAAAGAAAAACATTAGAAGACCAAAGCCTTTTTTTGCTAGGAAAAGATAAGGCAGGCGCAATAATGCCAAAGGTTGGCCGCGCCGTTAAAAAGCTTTCGATAGGAAATTATAAAGAATTTGATCAGGCCATAGAAGCTTTACCAAAAGACATAAGGCAAGAGGCGGTTTTATCTGCCCTAAACGATGCTTTTACTATGGGTTCAAGGAAAGAAAAACAGTTGTCTGTTCCCGGTTTTGTTGACTGGTACGCAGGATTAAACAGGAACAAGGCTGCAAAACAGCGGATAGACAAACACCTTCCAGAAGGAGCCGGAAAGCGCCTTGATGATCTTTTTAAAGTTGCTCAAGGAATGAGAAGAGCCAGCCAGGAAAAGATCACCACAGGAAGAATTGCAGCTCTGTTCGACAACTACGCCGAACAAGGCGGCATGGTTAGCAAGCTTTACCAAGTGGGCAAAAAAGCAGGTCTGGCAGAAACTGCCACGACTGCTATAGGTTTACCAGGAGCAGGAACAGCGGGCGCAATCATGGGAGCCATAACAGCAAGAAAAGACGACCCCATAACTAAAGCGGCTGACGCTCTTTTGAGTAGTTATGAGTTCCAAAACGCTGCAAAGGCTTACGCTGATGTTTCAGTAAAGGCAAAAGCAAAGCAGGAAGCCGCAAGCAAAGCCCTGGAGCGTTCTGCAAAATATCAGAAGTGGTTAGATGCACTTCCCAACGAAGAGAAAAGAAATGTTGCAAGAGCCGGTTTGATGGCTTTTCTGGCTGAATAATTCAGTCATTTGCAATAAATGGGGCAATCATGGCCGCAAGAGCCAGCCCCGGATGTACTGTCAAAGCGATAAACCCAAACGCAGCAACAATAACAATAATTTTCTTTGTTTTCTTAGACATAATGTGACCTCTGTTTATATGACTATGTTATCACGTTAAACCAAAAAATTGACCACACTACAAAACCGCCACAAACCAAACCATAAGGCGGTAACATGGCCACTTTTATAAACCCCTACACCTACATTTCAGACCCAACACGAGGCAGGCCCGTATTTAACGGGCGCGTGTTTCTGGGAAACCCAGACACCGATCCCACACTACCTGAAAACCAAATCCCTGTTTCTGTTGTCAACGAAGACGGCACACTGACGCAGATTCCACAGCCAGTACGTACAGGGCCGGGCGGCGTCGCTACCTACCAGGGAAACCCTGTACAGCTGGACATACAACTATTACAGCATTCTATGACTATTCAGGATGCAGGGGGCAGACAGGTTTACTACGCGCCAAGAATCAACATTGCAGGAGCCGACACAGAACCGGCGCAAGATATTTTGTTGCAGTACAACCGGTTCGGAACGCCTCGCTTTATCACGTCCGCACAGAACGAAGGGCAACCGTTTCCGTATCCCATATATGCAAGAGTGGTTTACAACGCAGGAGCAGGGGACAGGGTTTATGAATCCCTAATGAATAACAACATAACCATTCCCACGGATACAGACAATTGGCGGCAGGTGGATTTTGCCGGAAGAGACTTATTTAACGACAACCGCTATCTAAACCAGACTATGAATCTTGCGGATCTAACCAACACAGCCAACGCCAGAACAAATTTAGAGCTTGGTACGGCAGCGGTTAGAAATGCAGGTTCTGGGGCTGGTCAACTTTTGAGTGTTGATAATTTTTCTCAAGTCTTTTCGACATCAGGAAGAGTGACATTCCCTAACGGTTTTATAATTCAATGGCTTAGTGAAAGATCTATAAACAACAATCAAAGCATAACTCTTACTTATCCGATTGCTTTTCCTAACGCTTGCCGATTTGCCTGTGCTCAAACGACAAACTCGGCCGAATCAGACAGGATTCTTAATTTTGTCGGTTTTCCCGGAACAAGTTCGGCAGTTGCCACAATGGGTGGTGGAAGTGCAAGAGGAATCCGGTTTATAGCTTTTTTTGGGGGAAATTAATCATGACTATTTCTTTCAGTCCGTCAAATTTGGGGTTTTACGATTCAGAATATGATTACGGAGAAAACCTGCCTAATGACCTTGTAAAAATAAAAAATGAAATTTACCAGGCTTTTTTAGAATCTCCCCCCGACGGGAAAAAACTTGGTTCAGTAAACAACCAGCCAACATGGGTTGACGATGTGCCTGATCGGTCAGTTTTGGAAGCAGGGGAAAGATCATGGGCACAAAGCCAGCTCAGGCGAACAGATTTTATAATTCTTCCTGACAGCGCCTACACGGACGACGAAAGAGACAAGGTAAAAACCTACAGGGCAGCCCTTAGAAACCCGACACGATCAAAAACAGGGGCATTTCCTGATGTATCCTGGCGTCCCGTGTGGCCGCAAGGCGTTAAAGAGCCGGATTAATCCGGCTTTTTCTCTTTGTTCTGGGGCTTGTCTTGGTAAACGTCTATCAGCTCATTGAGGTTTTGTATTAGCCGTTGCTGGGCTTCGCTGGTTTCTTTCTTGCCCAGTTCTATCACAATCTCAAAAGACTTGTCTTTCACGTCACAGCTTTTTACATAAAACACAGCTTGTTTGTTGTGGTTTGACAGGTTGTTTTGCGCGTCGATTTCTTCCATATCAATAATCTTTGCACAACCCCTGACCTTCACGACTTCTATACAAAGATCGTTCACATGGGCAAACAAGTATTTTGCAATATCCAGCCTTTCCCCTTCACACAGTTCAAATTCCAGATTCTTAGGCACATAGCGCCCGTTGTCTTTCTTATCAAAATGGCGTTCTATCCGTTCTATACGCAACTTAGCCAAGGCTTGCTGGGCTTGTGTTATGTCGTACACAAGCCCAGCAATAAACGACTCCAGTTTTACCCCGGAATGCTTTTTAAACATCAGCCTTCACCGTGTTTTATGGCTGGCTGTTTTTCTGGAACAGGAAGGCCCATACCACGGGCAGCCCCTAAAGCAACCTCCTGCAGTGTTTCTACAAGTACGCTCACGGCTTCAGGGGGTGCGGATTGCCCCATGGTTAAAGTGACGTGCTGCTTGGCTCTAGTGTCTGTCTTGCGGGTTTGCTCTTTGCTGTAGCTGGCCTTGGCTTTAAACGACACGGAAAACGGCCCATAACCGACTTTCCCCTCTGCCTCTCCCCCGGCTGAAATATCCTCTTTCATGGTGGCGCTCTGGCTCACTTCCACATCAAGATCAACAGTTGCTGATTCGACTTGTAGGTGGTGCATAGGCATTAGCAACATGACGGGAAGTTTCATTGTTTGTTTTTCAACCCGTCCACCTGTTTCACGTTCTATGGCCATTTCAAAATTAATCGGTCGCCTGATTCCATCCTCCCCCATCTCAAAGCAGGTTCGCAGCAGGTTATTAAAAAAGTTATTACACGATGCTTCGTGAACTTCTGTAGCGGCCACAGCTGGCCCACCGATCACATGGGAAAAATCAATAGCCTGGAGAGTTTTACCAAGGAAACCAGAATCAACATCAGCCATCGTTACAACCCTTTTTGTGGTTTAACTCATGTTAGGCCATAAGCCCCCGCAGAGGGGGCAATGTGTCGCTAGTGAAGGCGAATACCTTTACTGTCTGCCACATTGTTAAGCCACTGAATAACCCTGTTATATTCAGCTTCCCTAATGTATCCCACTTTTCCGACCCCTATCTTGTTGCACAAATGCCCCTCTGACATGTTCAAAGTTTCGAGGCACCGATAGATTGCCTGCACCTGATAGGGCAGCAAAACGCGCTGTACAGGCGTTCCGTCGTTTACCTGCTCTGCAGGGTGACCCTGTGGTGGATAACTGTCAGAGGCCATTACAGAGCGCCTGTGCTTGTCTTCCTGCTCTCGGCGTTCCCGTCTTTCCTGTTTCATTTCATCGGCCATAGCTTGTATTTTCTGTGCCTGTGGGGATTGTCTGGAACGATCAACCACAGGCACACGGGCGGGCGCGTAGTCGTATCCCTGATCTACTGGATGATTGACCATTTCGTGGGACTGATCGAAATGGTCAGGCTGTTGGAATTGCTGGATCTGCTGTTGTGGGGATTGTTGCGGCTGCTGGTGGTTGCTGTTTGCAAATTCGTGTGCGTTGTTGTCCGCGTCGTTATCGCCTTCTGTGGGAATGCAGAACACCTGAAAACAGGCGTATTTGTAAGCGGCGGACATGGCTTTGCTGGTGGCTTTGTCTCCCGCGTCCATGGCTTCCCCGTAAACCGTAACAGAATGCTTGCTGCCGTCTTCCGTGTTTATGAAGTCATAACGCACCTTTAAAGTGACATACGACTGGAGCCCACCGTTTTTAGTCGGTCGCTCCACAACCTTTCTCCCCATAACCTCTGGCATGATAACAAGGTTATGACGTGGCAATATCCGGCTTATGGCATTGTAAATGTCGTCAATGCCACGAAAGTTCCAGCCTTGCTGCTTGTTGCGGTTGTTTTTCTGTATGCCGTCCTGTGCAATTTCAGCCATTGCGCAGCTAATAGATTTGTAAACCCCAAACGCACGAGCTTCTGAAAGCTTGGCCGGTTTGGATGGTTCGGAATTGGAAATAGGTTGGACTTGTTCAGCGCGGATAGCTTGCATATCGAATACCTTGGAATCTGACACAGAAACACCAGAGCAGCCCCAAAACAGGGCTGCAGTTTGTTGTTAAGCGAATTGGAAAACGAGAGAGGAAGCGGCTTCCTGTTCGGCGTATTCCCTTGCGTACGCTTCTAGCTCTTCCTCTGTCAGAGGCTGGTCAAGGGTGGGGATTCTGGTTTCCATCAGGGCATCTTCAAAAGCCAGGGCGTTAAAAGGTTCTTTAGCCTTAACAGTCAGGGCGGGCTTGTCTTTCACTTTGTATGCAGAGCAGCGAAGGGACAGGCCAGTAGAGCCAAGGGCTTTCAAGATTTCTGCAGCAGTGGTATCGTTAGCAATAGCGAACATATCGAGACTCCTGTTCGTTGTTATCGAAAACCCCTTGTTTGCCTGGCCGCACACCTAAGCAAACAAGGGTTTTTTATGGGCTGCTGTCGTGCAACTCACGTCGTCTATATTATTTCGTGACACAAAATAAATCAACCTTTTTTGTATCCCAAAATAAAGATATAATCAGAGCTGTAACGGTTAAGGTGGCAACATGGAAAAGAAAAGGAAGGTAGGCAGGCCGCGTAAAATTGAAGCGGAGCCAATGACAAAACAAATTCGTTTCAGAACCACAGAGACAATTGGAAACAGCTGGGAAAAAAAGGCAGAAAAAGCAGGTTTCAAAAACCTTTCAGAATGGTTTCGCTCTCTGGCCGACGCAGCTTGATTGGGCTAACTTAAACCCTCGGCAAGTACGGTTGTCGACTGTCACTGATCAAAAGCCCCTAAAATCACGGTTTAGGGGCTTTTTTATTGGTAAAGATTTTCTTATGTGGCTAACTTGTTAAGGTTTTTTGACAATCCTGGATAGAAAAAAGCCCCGGAGCTGACACCGGGGCTTTTTTTATGGTCGTTATGCAGTGTTGTTGGTGAACGAACTAATTGGTTTCAATGCCTTTTCGGGCTTCTTTTCTGGTGGCTTTTGTGATGTAGGCACTGGCTTCTTTTCCGAGTCAATCACCCTTTGCAGAAGATCGGACAGCACACGGGCCTTATCAGCTCGACTCATGCCGTTTAACTCTCCGTTCCGTTCCATGGCCTGCCAGCCTTCCAAAACCCCCCCGCCTATTTCCTGCAGCTGAAAACCAATGATACTCCAGCGGCGAAGCCTTTCTATGTACGACACAAAACCGGCGTTTTCGCTATCATCCAGATAGCGAGCCATGCGCTCCGTTACTGTTCCTTCCTGAACGGGAATGTTTAGCCGCTTGTCAATCTTCAGCATGTTCTACAGTCTCCCCTAAAAGGTTATCCATGCGCTTCAATGTCTTTTGCTGGTGAATAGCCTGTTTGGTAATGCCCTGCACAATAGTGAACTCATTCCCCTTGATAGTGTTTCCCCCATAGCGGGCTGAAAGCCGATTCGCCGTCAGGCGAGAAAGCCCCCCGACATACAAAACCGCATCCATGGCCCCGGAATCCGGGCTAAATTGCTCCATGCCTATAAAGATTTGTCTTTCTACGGGCTTGCAGGCTTGCTCAATTTCTTGTGTTATGTCTTCCCCTGCAAATTTTCCCTCTTTCATAGCCCTGTCTAACAGATGGGTTTCTATGTTCTTTCGATTAAACCGGCTGGCCAGCAAGGGCCGCAGGTTGTCGGCCACGTTAAACCCGCCTGCCCTGACAGAATCGGATCTGTGAATAGTGCCGAACCCGTCAATAATGGCAAAATCTGTTGTGGTTCCGCCCTGGTCAACCACAAAAATTCGATGACTGGCATCAGCTTCTGTTATCTGCTCGCCTTTTTCGTCAAGTACGTAATTCATCCAAGCGGGTATGGCTTCAGGACTTATTTTCACGTCTACGATTTCGGCCAGCTGGTGACCCAACAGATTTTCTACAGGTTCCATCAGGTTCTTCTTTTTCTTATCAATCAAAGCATTGTTACGGGGTTTCACGGCGTAAAAATCGCCGACCGGCAAAGTCACTGTGATTCTGACCTGCTTCCCTCCGAACCCGTTACGGCGCAGAGCCTCATGGACAAGCACGCGGTTATAGACGGACGTTTGATAGCCTCTGGTATCTGTGGGCAAGGCTCCATCAGCAAACGGCGCTACTGTGAACACATCCCCATCGGCTTTATAGGCTTCGTCACAGTAAGAGCCATCCCCTTTGGTAAGATCATCCTGGACAACGCGAGAGGGTAAAAAGTCTCTACAAATTTCCTCATCATATGTCCACATCATTTTTAGCCCGTTCGATCCTTCGTCCAAGAAGACGTCGATGATTTCTGTAGTTTCGTGGTCTGTCATGGTCTTTTTCCTTCCTTTTCTGTTTGTTTGATTTTTTTCTGCAAGTCAATATAAAGAAATTACAACAAAACAACAAATCAATAGAATAATATAAGAAATTTACAGGCATTGATTAGCTCACAAATTTCAAAGAAAGAACCAAACCCTACAAGTAATCCGGTTTATGTTTGCACAAAATACAAAAAATTGTGCAATTTTCCGCAAAGTCTATTTTTAAGGCTTCGAACACAGTGGAAATCGCCATTATGAGCACTGTATACGAGCTAGAGCGCAGCATTGTTGGCATGTTGAAGCATGACGAAGGGTTCAGCGAAACACCCTACATAGGGAGCCAGGGCTTTTGGCATATAGGGTTCGGCTTTTGTCTTGTTCCGACCAAAGTTCCAAAAATGCCAGAAAAGGTGGCTCAGGTCTGGCTAGTGGAAATCATCAAAGAACTATCAGCACAGCTGGCCGACAGTCACCGGGGCCACATCTACAGGGAACTGAACACGGATATAAAATGTGCCGTTCTGAATATGTGTTATCAGATGGGCGTAGAGGGCTGTTTAGAGTTCAAAAACATGTGGGATTGTCTGGAGCGGGACGATTACGAAGGTGCAGCCGATCAAGCCCTAGACAGTCTATGGGCAAGAAAACAAACCCCGATCCGGGCTGAAAGAATCGCAACAGTAATCCGCACCGGTACTCTGGACGGCTACCAGGAACGCTGACGATGAGCCAACCCAAGTCAGAGCAAGAGCGGCAGCTTAAAACGATTTGCCCCCAGTGCGGCCATAACTGGCTAACAGAGTTTCGCAGTTTTGAGGAATGTTCGTACTGCCTAAGCTATCTCCAGCAGGCCAAAAGAAAGCCGGAATTTGCTGAAGCCATTAAAAAGCGATATGACCAGAGATTCTGCTACACGTGCGGGCAGGATCTTGAAGGTTCTGAACAGCCTGTCGAGAATAAGGGGGGCAGCTTTTGTTCCCTGGATTGCGCCATAGAACACAGGCGACTTCACCGCATCGGCTGACAGGCAGGCATAAAAAAGCCCCAATACAAAAGGAGGTTGCAGGGGCTTTTTTTCATCGTCGTAATTTTAACCGTTCATGATAGCCGGGGAATTACGCAGTCCCACGGGAAACTATAGACGCTATAATGAATTTTGCTGTTTGATCAAAAGCCCCGGCTACCTTCTCAGACACACTGGCCGGGGCTAGCTATACTTGGCAGGCGATGACAGCAATTTCTAATACCTCTGAAAGTAACCCCCATCCCGAGCGCATGGGGGTTTTTTTATGCCCCATAAACGAAAAAACCCCCATAAGGGGGCTTTCCGACTTCCGTTTGCAAAAGAACGTCTATCCATTGTAACATTCTTGACATGCGGCAAAGGTTAAGAGCATCCAACCTCTTAATTCTTTCCCTAACCGCTCTCCAGATTTACCAGATCCGGGAGGGCTACAATCAACCTTGAACATGAAAGAGGTCGATGGGTTAATTATCTTAATTTTTTGAAAAATAATCAACCCTAACAAACCCTTTCAGTTCAGCCAAGATAAAGGCTGACAATGACTACCCAAAACCTGACAAGCTTCTCCCACCTGAGCACCCAAAAGCCAGCCATTACCGGTTTATACGATCTTTCCCCCCGCCTGCAGTCTGTCACCCTGAGCCCTTCTGCAAGAGCCGTACATACCCACTACCTGAACAAGCCGGACGGCTGGAACCTGAACCGACAGGAAGTGAGACAAGCCCTAAAGATCGGCGATTACGTTTTAAGGCGATCTTTGAAAGAGCTGGAACGCAATTTTCTGGTTATCCCTGAGAGAGTGAGACAGAAAGACAGCAAGCAGTTTGCGGGGTTCTGCTATCACCGGTTTAGTTGCCCGGAAGAGGGTAAGGCATGGGCCAAAGAAAACGACCGTATTGATTCATCAGGCCAGCTGATTCCAGTCATAAAAACCAGTGGCAAGCAGGCGAACATAAAACAGCAGGAATCGTCGCAAACCCGCGCCAGCTCTCCAGCGGTTGGTTTCCCACACGTGGAAAATCAACGCACTAAGAAAGAAAGAAGTAATAAAGAATCTTATGTATGTGTGGGTGGGCAGGCTTCGCCGCCTCCAACGCCGAGCGTTGACGATTTTGTTGATCACTTCGCCTGTGACCCACAGCTAGACCCCACAGGGGCAATATTTGGTATCCTGGTATTGAAAGAGATAATCACTGGTTACTTTGAGCATTGCGCCAAAAAGGGTACAGTGCCAAACCTGACCGGATGCCGGTATAGGCTGGAACACCAGAAAGCTTTTAGGGAGCAGGCCGAAGCCAAGAGAAGAACCGCAGAAAGGCTGGCAGCGGAAAGACTGGAACGGCTACGCCTGGAAGCTGACAAGCTGGAGCTGTTAAACGAGCAATGGCACATGGACAACCTGAACGCTATGAAAGTATCAGGCCAGCTGATCAACCCTGACTACCTGAACACAGCCAGCGCCGCAACCTTTGACTGTGCGGAAATCTGGCCGCAAGAGTGAAAGAGCCGTGATAAAGCATTACCGGAAAATGACCAACCTGTTAGCCAGGCACCAGAAACACAAGCTTTCCTGTATGGATCACATGGCAACGGCTTATCAGTACATGATTAACCTAATGGCCTATTACCCGGAAAAAACCGCTAAACAGCTAAGCATGTTGACCTACCTCCAACTGGTTGACTGTATGAGGGCAACAGGAAAAATCCGCATAGTGAGAAGCGTGCTACAGGTGAACGATGACCACTACAAGGCTATGGTCGACAGGCACAGTCCCACATAATGGACTAACTTTCCCGTTTTTGTGGGAGGTTGGCTAGTGAGCAAGTTTGAAAAGTTTTATAAGGTCGTAAACACAGAGCCATTCGGGGAAGTGGTTCTAATTCTGTTTATCTACCCAAAATACAACATAGGCATTGTGGAATTTACGTTTGTTAATCAGGAAAATCTGACAAGAAAAGATGTTGAATTTGAATCTGTGGCAAAAGCGGTAGACTTTTTTGAAACCTGCAACGATCACAATTTTATTGTTGTGAAAAAAGACCAGATCAAGCCAGCACAAAAACAGGGATACACCCTGCAATAACAAATGACTATTGCCAATAGCCGTATAAAATAATAATGAATCAAAACTGAAAACTGAACGGATGCTTTAACAAGGTGTAGCCATGGCCATTCTTCACGGCACTTTTACGCGCCGGATCTTCAGTAGTTACCCGACTAAATATCACGTGTTGTTATTCTTGGATGACGATCAAGGCATAGTTAGTGTGATTTTGCACACTAACAACCTGCCCCCAATAGACAAGCGTGTCAGATTGGCTGGGCGCTTCAGAAGTTCGGTTGACTATGGGGAGCGGTTTATTTGCACAGAATGGCGGGAAGAGGCAAAGCACAAGGCTATGGCCACAACACACGAAAATGAAATAGACGGCCTGTTTGCCTTGCTGGAAACATAAAAAAACCCGGTTCCACCATTTAAGAAACCGGGTTAAATCTCTGAACAGATGGCTTCTGCCTACTGTTAATCTAAAAGTTTATAGTAAGAGGTTTTCGTGTCAAAACTAAACATACTTGATAGTCGTTCGCACTGCCCAACATGCGGCGAATTGCTTGATGCTTTCAGCCATCAAGACCCAAACGCAAAGCCCATACCAGGCGACCTGACGATATGCGTATACTGCAGCGAGGTTTTAGAGTTTACAAATACCATGGATTTAAAACTTGCCTCCCCTGAAACAATAGAAAGTTTTGATTTTGTAAAGCTGTCCAGAGCCCAGAAAGCAGCAAAAAGAGAAAGGGAAGCAAAAAAAAGCCTGTGAGCAAGCACTGGAACAGAATAAAAAAGTTATACAATCATATAAAACGAAAGTACCAAAACCTCAAAAAACCCGCAGTTGACCAAGGTTATTTATTTTCGAAAAGAAGCGAAGAAGAGCCAACACAACTCAGAGGTTAGGTGATGAAAGACGAAACTACAGAGCATGAAAATATAGAAGAAGAAAGCGTTTGCTATGGCAAAGACGGAAAGACAGAGGTGGTTATGTCTTTACTCCGTTATCATTACTTTTTAAACAAAGAAAATGACGTTCGTATCATAAAAAAAGTATGGAAAAGAAGCCTTAGAATTATATTTTATGTGAATATTGCCTATGCAGTTTGTCAGGCTTTCGACTGTTTACATCTAGCAATTGAGGGTAAAAATGAAGGATTTCTTTGGTGGATTTCTATATTTCATTTTTTTTCGGCTTGTGTGGGATGTTATGTTTTGCACTATGTTAAAAAAGCTTTAGACGATCTTTGACCAAACGTAAAGCCGGTTATATATAGGAAAACCGCATTTTCCATACATAACCGGCTGACGTGCTAAGAAAAGGCGCGTTTTCTATGCTGGTTCGTCTTCTTTGTATGGATCCTTTTCTATATGCTCAATCTCATTGCAGATACGTTTATACATGCGGCTCTGAATATAAATAGCAACACAGCAACCACACCCAACAGCAGCACGCAAAGAAGCTCTTACAGGTTGATCTATAAACATGAATATCGCGTCATAAGCCATAGTCAGAAATAAAATAATTAAGCAGCCACAGTAAAGCTTTAAAGTTTCTACTTCTCTTTTAAGTTGTTCTAACTTGAATTGTCTATAGTCGGTCATAAGGCAGATTTTCTCCTACGATGCGGCCCGTTTTTAGCGATCTCTAAAGCTTTTTTAACAGCTTCTTGGGCTTGAAGGGTAAATTTTTGGAAGTTAAGTGTGGACATGATAAGTTTTTTTCTTTGCTTTTAAATAGGTTGGAAAATA